TCATGACCGAGCCCCAGCACGCAGGGCAGCCCACTCTTCCTCGCGAAAGCGGAAAAGTTCGCGAACCGCGATCGCTGCGGCTTTTTCCTCATCACAGATGATCCCGTGCGGATCCTCGATGAGCATGGCAGCAAAGCGAAACTTCCCGGCAATGTCGGCCTCGGTTTTCACCGGTGCCCCAATAATTGCCCGCCGCACGATGCTTGCCGCATCAGTGATGCGGTCCATTGCGTCGTCGGGCATGTTGCCAACGCGGCTGCCAATGGTGTCGAGTTCGATATAAAGGCGGGTCATGCGTGAGATGAAGGATTCTGGCATACCTTCGGCGTTCGCCGGTAATACGTCGTTTACCATGTTTTCGGTTCCGTGTTGCTTTTGTGTCTCTGCGTTTGTACTGTGTACACATGAAGCCACACGAAATTAACCGTGTCAACATGTATTTGTACAGGGTACCAAAAATGAATGCCACTCAGCTTAAAATGGCCCGCGTCGGACTCGGTTGGGGTGTGCGCGACCTAGCTGAAAAAGCAGGCGTTACGGCCAACACGGTAACGCGAATCGAGAACGGCTCGGACGCAAAGACTTCCACCGTCCATCTTCTTCAGACGGCCTTGGAGATTGGCGAAGAGATCGAGCCGGGTAGATGGCGTTTCGCGGATTTCATTGAACCAGACGGCGTGCGCATACGGATTGGCGGCCATCCGGACGCCGAGCGTGGATCGGTCGTACATAGAGCAATCTAGTCGTTGTCTTGACCGTCAAACAGGTCCGTCCTAACCTACCTTTGCGACCACCAACCGCACCACCACCGCATGAGGAGACAAAAAAACGCTATCGGCACTAGTGCCGGCGGCAGCTAGTCCCGCGATGGTAGGGTGGTTACGATGCGTGACGCAAACTTAAAGGGCCTCGCAAAGGTAAAGAAGACGCTTGCCAGCGGCGAGACCATTTATTACTGCTACACTTGGCGCGGCGGCCCGCTGCTCAAGAACGACAAGGGCGAGCCGATCCAGCCGGGCGATCCGCTTCTTTCTGGTGCATTTAGGCAAGCTCACGAGCGGCGCAGAGCGCCCTCACCTACCAACCTGTCGACGCTGGTCACACTCTACCGCGGCTCTTCAGATTTTCGCCGCACAAAGCTTGGCACCCGTCACGAATACGATCGATACCTCGACAAGATCCGTGAAGAGTTCGGCCGCCTGTCGCTTGAGGAACTACAGCAACCGTCGACGCGTGGCGCGTTCAAGGAATGGCGCGACCGAATGGCCGACAAACCTCGCAGCGCCGACTTTGCGTGGATGGTTCTGGTTCGAGTACTGTCGTTTGCAAAAGATCGAGGGATGATTTCGGTCAATATCGCCGAACGAGGCGGCCGATTGTACCGATCGACAAGACGCGACAGGACGTGGAGTGACGCCGACGTAGCCGCATTCGAGGCAGAGGCTCCTGCCTACATGCGTTTAGCCATTCAGTTGGCGTTGTGGACCGGCCAGCGCAAAGGAGACCTTCTGCGGCTCTCCTGGAGCGATTTTGACGGTTCCAATTTGCGGTTCACTCAGTCCAAAACGAAGGCGCGCGTTTTGGTGCCTATGGGCCCACTGGCTAACGTCCTAAGCTCTCAGCGAGGCAATGGCGCCATCCTCAGAAACAGCCGCGGCGGAGCCTGGACAAGCGATGGGTTCAACACCTCCTGGAGGAAGTGTTGCGCGAAAGCTGGCATCACCAACCTTACCTTCCATGACCTTCGTGGAACGGCGATCACGAGGATGGCGCTGGCTGGGTGCACCGTCCCTGAGATCGCAGCGGTGACCGGTCACAGCTTGAAGGATGTCGAGACTATTCTCGATATGCACTATCTCGGCGGGCGCGCTGAATTGGCGGCGAGTGCGATGAGGAAGATGGTGGATTTGAAGAGTGGTAACGAGGCCAACGGAGGTAGCGATCTTTCAATCGAACTGGCAACGGTATCAGAATAAGACGTTCCTCTCATATACCACTGGGGCTGGTCGCCTGATGGCGACCAATGGACATCAACGGCCAGCAATATCGTAGTTTGGGCGGATACATGTTTCCGCAAACTCAGCACCTAGCCGCGTGACGCTAGCTCCGACAACTGCTACGGTGAAAGGAGTTGCTTTGAGAATCCCGGGTATCTCGAAAGAAAAACTACCAGAGTCCAAGATGCCGTGATACACGAGGACGTCCGTCGCGCTCAAAACTTCAAACTCTCCCAGCTCTGAAAATATTCCATCAGAGAAATAAAGTATCGGCTTGGTTGCGACCGCGTCTGTCTCAAACGCGTTGTAAAAATAAATCTCATAGGTCGATACGCCCGCATTGGAAAGATTTACTTTTATATTCCTTTCTACCTCTTCCTTTCTCGCGAAGAATTCTCCAACGGTCACGGTAGTCTTGAATACTTCGCGCAAAGCCGAAACCACTTGCCCGATAGGCGCTTTCTTGAATACACCCACGCTCTCGTAAATAAAGGACATATCAGCTTTCTGATCGGATTCATCGAAAACAATCCGATTCAAAAGCTTAGCTTCTCGTACGGTAATCTCCCGTAAAATTCTTGTGAAAATCAAGTGGTCCGATTTTAGCTCCTGGGCGGCTGAGCAAAGCAAATTGGCCCACTCATTTGTCAGGTCGGTGAAGCCGCTATCCTCTGTGTGATCTGGTTCTAGAGAACACCCCTCCATGAACGGTAGGAAAAACTTCAGCGGTGGGCACGAGAGTGATCCACCTCGTTTAGCCGCAATTTCTCGTGCTTTTTTGAGTGTTTTTATCGCGCTCTTCCACCGCAAGAACCGAACTTTGTCTGCGATCAACTGGCTAAGCTCTGAAAGAGGAGTCCCAAGGGTAGTTGTTATAGCCTTCCCAATTTCAAGAGCGACTTTATCTTCCATGGTCCTCTCCGACTCGCCGATTCTCGTCTCCGTGCATATCACGGAACCCCCTACTTGACTCCCTCCTAAAATAAGAACATTTGTAGAACAAACGTGGAGTACGCAAAATGGCAGACGCTGAGAAAATCATTGTCGTGCAGTTCAAAAACAGCCGTGGCGGTGTCGTGCCCGGAGAAATGCGGCCAGCCTCAAACGCCGCATCCGCGGAGAAAATGGCGAGCGCCATGGCGTCGCGCCATGTTGGCGTTGCTGCATACGCCGTCACCGTGGATGAGGAAAGCGGCAGCATGGCGAACCCGCGTTTGCTTGTCTCGCACGGACAAATCGCCGACTTGATGCCAGACTGATTTACCGGCGCGGGGGCGCGCGCCTTTTCACACAGGGAGAAATTTGAAGCTCTGAGACAGGAGAATGAGAACGTGCGCCCAGAAAGACAAGAGCCGGAAGCCGACCCGGTGGACCACATCATCGCATGGCACGACGGAGACAGTCGCGCTGCGATCGAGACGCTGATGGAGGACATCCAGCATTTGAGGCTGCAGCTTGCGCTAGCGACGGCCGCAATGGGCAGAGGATTTACGCGAGGCTGGCTACCGAATGAAGACCGGGATGACAGCAAACGATAACGGCTACGATTACAAGGAACTCGACAGAGAAAAAATATGGGTCATCTGCGAGGATTGTGAGATTCTTCGGTCGTTTGATGGCAAGGCGGTGAAAGCCGAATTTACCGCTACCCCAGCTCCAAGCCCGCTCCGGCTGATTGCGCAGAAGCTTATAGGATGCCCAAAATCGAAGGAAGATTTCGGCCCACGATGCAGGATGAGCTACTATTGGACCTTCGAGGAGAGAACGGAAAAAGCGGCGCAAGAAGAAGCAGCTGGTGTGCGGGTGTGCGATCTACGCTCTTGGGAAGTCGTTGTGGCCGGGTGTGGATCCTGCAAGCACGTGACGGAGTTACCACGCTGGAAGCTCATAAAGATGGTCGGCGGTAACACGACCCTCCAGGAACTGCAGCCCCGCCTGAAGTGCCGGAAGTGCGGCGAGAAAGGCGGCTCCTACATCACAATTGCAAAATTGCCGAGGTGAGCATGTGTAATTTGTACCGTGTGAAGACCAATCAGGAATCGATCCGCGACATCGTGGGTATCATGCAGGAGCGGCTTAACCTGGAGCCGGACGTTGAAGTCTACCCAGACCGGCCGGCGCCAGTCGTACGCAACAGCGAAAGCGGACGAGAGCTTGTCGGGCTCACATGGGGCATGCCGTCGCCGCAGTTCGTGACGCAGGGCAAACCTGATACAGGCGTCACCAACATCCGCAATGTCACCTCGCCGCATTGGCGCCGATGGCTGCGGCCCGAAAACCGTTGCGTGGTGCCGTGGACGACCTTTTGCGAATGGGAAGATACAAAGCCCAGAAAGACGAAACGCTGGTTTGCGCTCAACGAGGAAACTCCCCTCGCCTTCTTCGCCGGCATCTGGACAGAATGGCACGGCGTCCGCGGATCGATGAAGAACCCCCGCGAGGGTGACCACCAGCTATACGCGTTCCTGACGACCGATCCGAACAGCGTCGTCAAACCAATCCACCCAAAGGCTATGCCGGTCATCCTGACAAACAAGGATGAGGTGGAGATGTGGCTGACCTCACCGTGGGAGGAAGCAAGGGAGCTCCAGCGGCCCTTGCCTGACGACGGCCTCGTGCTGCTGCCGGTCGAAGACGAGACCAAGACGGCCGATCTATTCGGATAGGAGACTAATATGCATATCCGTCCTTACATTCTGGAAAATCACGGTGTCTACCCCAAGGCGCTACTGGAAGATGGCGACTTCTTCGGAGTGCAGAAAGCCATCCACGAGGACATCGACCCGCGACTGCTCGCCGAAGTTGACCGGGAATCAGACCTCACCGCTTATTCCGGATATGTCGCCATGGAACTCTGGGCCGATGACGACGACATACCTACCGGTGCGAGGATGGAGATTTTGTTCAGCGAGCGAAAAGGCATTGCTGCCCTTCTTTACGACCACCCCAAGATCTCCGACGCGTTCATAGAGTGGGTGTTTTGCACCTCACCTGACGATGCCTTGACCAAGTGGAAGAGGAAGGTTCGCTGGCCGCTGATTGAGACGTCGCGGGGACCGGTAGAGATTGTCGGGGATACCCATCCATGAGCGACCAGACCAATAAGGCAGGCGACGGCATTCATGAAAACCACTGGTGCGAGCATCCAGGTTGTAAGAAATGGGGAGGGTTCGGGTACAGCCGCAGCAAAGCCGAGAAGTCGTCTTGGCACTGCTGGGAGCATTATCCGCATAAACAAATAAAAAACCCGCCTACCTCTCGGTAAGCGGGCTAAATTAGGAAGCCCGCGTCGCGCGCGGCTTTGATTGATTTTCGACGATGCGATCCACGCGCAATGTCATCTTGTCGACGGCATCTTTTACCGCTCCGATTGCACCCATGATTTGTTCTGTCTGTTCGCGAAGACCCGACTTGGAAACGTATGTTTCCGCGACGTGGAGACGGTGTGCGGCGAGTTCTTCCCTCGCCAAAGATGCCATCGCCGATGCAGCTGACGCCGCCGCAGACGCCTCGGTCTTGGCAGCGCTGATCTTGGCGTCGACGTACTTCCACAGGCCGAAGATGAAGCCGAAGACCAGCACGAAGAAGCCGACCGCACCCATGATCTCGGCGCCGGTCATGGCTTCACCCCGCAAAGCTTTTGCAGCTTTTCATTCTCTGTGAGGATTTGCCGCTTTGTTTCGTTCGTCAGGCTATCCTCAAAGGAGGGCCGCACCGGTCGCGCGATATCGCAGTAATTACCGCTTGTCGCGCATCCACTGAGTAAGACGACGATCAACATCATCGTCGCCAAGATTTTTGATTTCATGTTCGACGTCCCCGGCCTTCTTGATAGCCTTGGCATTCGCCGCAGCCTGCTCGTCCTTCGCCGCGGTGCGCCCTGCCCGCTGGCCATACAAAAAGACGCCCGCAAGGATCGCGAGCGCCGTGCCGATTGCGGCTAGGTAGCCTTTAAGCTTGGCGATGATCATCAAACCACCACCTCCTTGCCGCGCCAGCTATTCCACCGGCGTGCGATCACATCGCGGTTGCGATAGGCCACGTAGCCGACAACCGCCACAAGCACGCCTGCGGCGATCCAGCCCCATGGAAGGCCAGCAGTGAAGGCGAGCAATCCAGAACCAGCCGCAGAGCTTGCGCCCTTTGTAACCACGTCCTTGGCCGCGCCTGCGTCGCGACGAAGCTGTGCGATGGTGGCAGGACCGATGATGCCGTCAGCGATAAGGTGCGGGTGTGCCGTCTGGTAGGCGACGACGGCAGCCTTGGTCTTTTCGCCCATCCAGCCGTCGATCGCGCCGGGATTGAGGCCAGCAGTCGTGAGCAGCTCCTGCGCTTCCTTCACAACTGGATCCGGTTGGGCTGGAGGCTCGGCGGTCGCCTCCTTCGTCGCGCTAACTACGCCGGTGTAGATGCCCTTCTCAAAAAGCAGGGCTTCTTCCTTGCGGCGGCGCACGAGGCCCGGCAGCTTCTTGCCTTTCGCCGTATTGTAGTTGCTAGCGAGATGAGCGGCGGCCTTCTTGATCTGGCCTTTTCGCCACAACTCAGCCCACGTCCAATTCATGGCGCCTACGCCGAGATTGAACGTGACAGAAGTGGCCGCGTCGAGCTCGTGCTGCTTGCGGTCGGCGGGAGAACCGGCAACAACAGCGGGCACGTATTCAGCGGCAAGCACGCCGTCGAGGATGGCGTCGCTCTGCGCGGCCGTGATTTTTGTCTTGCCTGGCACGAGCTTCGTGATGCCGATTTTGGCCAGCTCGCGGCGCACGGAATCGCTGCGCATCGTGAAGCCCGTACCGATCGTCGGAATGCCGACGGGATCGAGATAGGCGGTGAGCGGATTGCCTTCGTGCAGGCGCACGAAAGCCCTCCCCTGTGTGGAGATTTTGGTGACTGGCATTTGATAAGTCCTAAAAGAAAAGGCGCCCCTAAGGACGCCTTGTTGATTGTTCTGTTGCCGAGGTTACTCTTTGTCGAGCTTCATACGTTCAGCGATATGGTGCATCAGCCACCCCACACCCTGTACCGCCCAATCGACACCTAGGCGGTTAGCAATTCCGACAAGCAAAACCAGCGACAGCATGAACAAGCAGATGAAAGCAATGACACTGTCCATCGAGGCATAGACATGGGCCGAAATCAAAATGAAGACGACAGCGATCCAAATGAACCGCTCTTCACACCGCTCCTCCCGCTCGGTTGCCAAATCCGCCTCAAGCTTTGCCGTATTTTCGGCAAGCGCGCCTCCTGAAGACGGAACAGAAAAACCTCCCGTTTTCGAAGGAGATGGCTCAAGTTCAGGAGACTCGGTTTCTGTACTCGTCAACCATATCCCCTGTCAGGATTTTCACGCCTTTTGCGCCCGGGACATAGCGCTTTGCCCATGCCCCTCGGTTCCAGTGCGTATTCTCAACGAGCTGCCCCGGGGTCTGATCCTTGAGGCTGTTCCACGCAACATCTAGCCAAGCGGCCTCGTTGGTATTTGCAATGGATCCTACCCCCCAAAAAACGTTCGGGACGGATTTCGAGCCAAAAGACTTGCACGCGTGGTAGACAGAAGGAAGAACGGGACCGTAATCCCACGCCTCGAAGTCCTCATCGATCAGACGCTGGCCGGTCTGGCCAACGTAGTTCATGTCTGCGAGATACAAAAGTTTCTGCAGTTTGAGGTTGGTCAGCGTCCAGTTGCTTTTTTCGCAGAGATGCTTCGCTGCGAATGATGAATGTATCATTGCACACCTCCTATTTTTGCTTTGGCAGAATTACCAAATAACATTGTCAAGTGCTTACACTAAAAATAGGTTGATTCTACCCTGCTTTCCACAGGCGGGTGTGGACAAACAGGCAAGCCCTTGAATTGCGCCGCATTTAAATTGGTCTAGACCGAATTTCAAAGCGCTTCCCCAGCGCAGCCTCCACTGCCCCCACATGATTGTGGGTTATGGGTGCCAGGTTACGGCACCGGCGGACGAAAAGCCCGAGAGCTAATTGTTTGGTTGCATTTTGATCTGCCCGTCTGGACAAAACTCGCAACTTTAGTAATTAGGGAAAATAGCCTCGACCACCACCCTAACGAGAATTAGTTCCCATGAACGACCGCCGCATCAGACTGCCTTACTGGATAGAACCAATCATCGACATTACGAGGATCGTTCTTCTCGTAGCTCTTCCTGCCGTGGTCGGGTGCGGGATTATCCTGTTCCAGATTTACGCCTATTTGCGGTTTAGCACCTGGGTGTCTATTTCAGTTATCGATGCGGCAGCGTACTTTTCAGATGACGCTTGGCTTTCCAGTCCAAGTGACTGGAACGGCCTGCATTCGCTGCTCAATATGGTGCCAGCTTCATTGGTGCTGCTTTTTATCGCTTATTCCGCACAGGCAGACGAAGATTGACGCTCGGCGTCAACCACCTTCTCAAAGAAGGCCGCCAAGCGGCGACGGACGTCTATTCCGACGGCGCTAAAATCTGAACCGCCCTACCTTCACCGAAGAGCGCGGTGGCGATCTGCACCAAGAGCGGCCACAATTCGTGGTCGCTCCTGTAAGAACCCGCGCTTTCGAAGATTTTACGGATGCGGAAAGGCTGTTCCTCCATGGCGGCGCCGACCTGGTCAGCCTCATCGTCCGTCATACGCGACCAAAGATCGAGTTTATAAATGACAGTGATCAGATCGACATCGGCTGGCGCATAGGACTGAAGCTCCGCGATCTCAGCGGCCGTCATGTCAAACTCTTCACCGTTTACAATCTTCTTCATGACTTATCCCCTCAATCCAAAGAGCGTTGCCGTTCCAGTCGCGAAAGTTCCTCCCGTTGAAGCGATTCTGAACGCATTCTTTACCGCCTCAACTCCGGCGTATCCCGAGATGAAGTCCTGTCTGTTTTGAGACCCGTCGTGAATGTAGGTCGTCTCAGACTTGAACATGGAGGCTGACGCTTTGTTGAAATTGCCGATCTTCATATTCAGCATCATCAGGCTTGATGCGGCCACCAGCACCCGCGAATAGTTCATGAACGGATTTGCAGTTTCGCTAAAACCAGAAACGGTCGTTCCTTCTTGCGCCATTCCGAAATGAAGGTAGTCGCTTGCGCCTGCGCGCCAGTTGGTTCCGTTGTCCGTACTCACTTGTCCGAAAACGACACCTGCTGAGGATCCGGTTCTGGCCTGAACTTCGAGGTAAAGTTCGACATAGTCCGACAGATCAGTCCAAACGGCCTGCGAAGCGCCGGCCAAGTTGAAAGGGTTGAGGATTGGTTCCCACCCGCCTATCAGTCTTCGAGACTGCGCGGTTGTGAGAAACTTGATTGCCTTGCCGCTCGTGCCGTCTGCGGCTGCTAATTGCCCGTCGATGGATGACGATGGGCCAGTTACATCACCGCTGAACTCTGTCCTCTTGACGGTGCCAAATACCCCCGGCCCTATACCGACGGGAATATCGTCAACACCAATGGTGAGGTCGGCCAAGCTGTCGAGGTTGCCATTCGACAACGACGCCAGCAGCCGGCGCATAGCCTCGACCGCGGCAATTGTTGGCGAGGTCAGCTCGACCTTGTAAGGCGCGTCAATCTGCGCGGGACCGGGCCAGTCGTCGGCAAGCAACAGTTCGGTATCGCTGATGATCTGCTCGATGACGATCGGTCGGCCAACGTGAATGCCGTACTTGTCGCCGGCCTTGATCGGTGTCAGGCCGGCCACGTCCGTCAGCCAGCCGGTATCCGTACCGGTTACAGTGCGAGAGCCGACGGTGGCAGTGGACAACCCGTCGCCGTACCAGGTGGTGTCGGCCATTATTCGGATGCTCCGTCGCTGGTCTCGCCTTCATCGCGCGCGAGGCGCAGATCGGCTTCGAGGACGTTGATCTTGTCGAGAAGGATCTGGTTTTCCTGCTTCTGCATCAGGAGCTGCTGGGACAGTAAAAGCGTGCGGTTCTTCAGGAACGTTTCGCGCAGTTCTGCCTCATGCAGGATGACAGAAGCGTCAACCTGCATCTGGTTTCCGGTTGTCATGGATTACCTCTTAAATGCTTGGGCGACGATCGTTGAATTGACTGGCGTGGCGCCGGCAGGCGTGGCCGTCAGCCTGAAGATCGTTTGAGTGCGGCCACTCGGTGGATTGAACAAGTACGTTGTTGCCCCGAGTAATCGCGCTGTACCGGCAGGTGGTGTGGTCTTCGAAAAAACAAGGAAGGTTTCGATATCGACACCATCGGTGACGTTCCGAAGCACAAACTCAACATATGACGCGTCCGTCGTCGTCCCTGACGCGACCTTACCGACAACATCGACTTGTACACGGGGCGATCCGGGGCCGTGAACTAGGGTGATATCGACAAAACCGCTACCCGCAAGGGTATCTGCGGCCGCTGCAGTAATCGCACCTGGCTCAATGTTAGACGTGCCGACGGTCAGAGTGCCGATGTAGGCCTCTGAGATGTTGACGTTTCCGAGATCACCCGAAAACGCAGACAGCTTGTTGACCCTGATGTCATTGGCATAGAGCACGCCGCCGGTCACCGTAAACGGCTGCTTAATGGTTGCCCCATCATCGCTGGCGACTACAAACTGGCCAGATTGCACGATGACGCGCGTTGGCAATGCCGGGTTAGCTGGAACATCCAGCAGCAATGATGCTGCGCGATAAGCGCCATCATCAACGGCCGCCGTCACGCCGTACCGCGCAGCATACCCTGCCGGCGTTGCGAGAGCTGCCCATGCGATATTTACAGAAGCGCTATTCCCGCCCAATGCCGCCGTCAGTGTTTCCACCTTGCCAGCGACAGCCATGGTTTCATTCACGGCAAGCTGGATATCCTCACGATATTCAGCACGGGCCGCGCCAAGCTCGACAGAAAGCTCTCTGGCGAGATTTCGGGTATCCTTATAGGCAACCGTCGCCAGTTCCATCTGCGCAGCTATGAGGCCGTCGATGGCATCCTGTGCGGTTCGTGTGCTGTTTCGCAGCCAGCCGAGCGCATCCTCAATACCGGTAAGATCGATGTCAACGAAGACGTCCTTATCAGACAGCAGGATGTTCGGCGTGATGACGGGAATAAACCCCGACCATAAGACAGGCCTGTCACCCCCAGGGATATATCGACCGCGAACAACGTAGCTTTCGGCTGGCAGCAGGCTTTGCGAGATAAGCATCGATCCAACCTGCGGCTGGTCGGTTCGGCCTTCGGAGACTTTCTCCAGCGTGGCCTGTAGTCTCACCTCGTATTCGATGCCGATCACGTCATCGAGGCGGCCGTCGCTGTTATCCCAAGTCAGACGAATAGCTGGGCGGCGATCCTCCCCGGTGCTGTCCTTGATTGTCGCGGGCTCGGCGTACCAATCTACAATCGGCTGTGGCGTCGGACGAATGACACCGAGCTGGCCATCAACCGGCGGCTTGAACTCGGTGTCGCTGCTCCAGTCGTAGTCAGATGGGTCAACCTCAGTGATGTCGATCATCACGTCGAGGTTGGCGCGGTCTGCCACGCCGTCGATCCGCGTAAGCTTCGAGACATACCCGTTGCGTTCGGATGTCCACGAAAACACCGTTCCCGGCGTGGCGTAGGCCCAGAACTTCGGCGGCAAGACAATCGTATGCCTTCGGAAGCGCCGAGCCTCCTCCAGCGCCGATTTCATCAAGCGCTGAACCTGTTCCGGATAAGGAACGAAGTTCAGGTCGACGTCAGCCATCAGGCGGCGGTTGCCGTCGATCGCCTCAAGGTCAGTTCGGTAGAGCGGTGGTGCAGTCTTGGCGACCCAGCCATCGGCAGGCGACGGATAGTTAGCAGAAACCCCGTTGATGGTGTCGGCCAGCCCGAGGAACGGCGTGAACTCCTGCTCTTCCGTCGACAGGATATCATCGTCGGTGAAGGCGATAACGGGAGCATCTGGCGCGCCAGAATGAAGATAGTAGACGCCGCCGACTTCAGAAATCCTGCCTTGGCAGGCCGTCAGCAACGCTTCGATAGCGGACGTGAGCGGAGCCTCGACTTGGACTTCCCCACCGCTCCGGTAGGTGTTGACCCATCCTGTGGATTCCAGCGTGCCGGCCCTGTGCTTCTCGATCTGCGCAATCCACGCCAAAGCAGGGAGGCGGGCCGCCGCCATGTTCTGCAGGCCGTAAAACCACTGACCATTGTAGCTGATGCCGCGCAGCAGATTGTAGATCTGCACCGCCGGCAGAAAGTCGCCGTCGCCGCCCCACGTCGCCGGATCGGCATAGCGATGGGTGCCGACACCGCCAACAGTGCTGTCGCGCGACGGGTCGTACAGGCGCATGCCTTCCAGCACGAACTTGAAGGACGGCACGCCGGAGAACATGTTCTTGGAGACCCGCGCAGTAACAATCGCGTAAGCAACGCCCCTGCCAATGCGGTCGGGGTTCCACCACCTGTTGCCATTAGACACCGACGTGAACAGGAAGCTGTCGGCTGTCGTTTGTGTGCCGTCGTAGAATTTGACCCAAAGGCTGTCGGGGTATTCGTTGACCGCGTGTCCCCGGTCAGTCAGTCCACCAAGCGTCACCCGTTCGCCATTTACCCAGACTTCGGCAAGTCCACGTATCGGCATGTCAGACAGTGCAATAACCTGCGTAAGGTACGCATTCGGCGTGTCGCCGTCCTTCCCCCACGTATTGACGAACACGAGCGAGCCAGCCGTCGCGGTTCGACCGATAATGAAGGAGCGGGAAATATCGCCGCCGCCCTGCAGCGTGCCGTTGATAGAGAATGTCGGGTCTTTGGGCTTGCCGGCCAGCGACTGCGCCAGAAGGCTGAGGCCTACGCCGACGGCGGTTTTCAGCAGGAAGGAGCCGACAACGCCAAGGCCGCCAATAAAACCGGAGACAGCCGAAACCACGCCGGATATCGCGGCTGCGATACCAGAAAAAATAGCCATCGATTTTCCTTGGGATTCGCCTTGCGCCGCGCCGCTAGAGCGGCTTCATGAAGTGTGTTTCGACGGCGCTATAGCCGCGACGCTCGTAGATGCTGGAAACGTCGTTGGTTGCCAGCGATGCCATTCCGACAGACACGCAGCCCAGTGAGCGCGCCCATGCCTCGTAGGCGTCAAGCATCTTGATGGCGCCTCTGCCTCTCGCTTCTGGCGTGACGTACCAGACCGTTTCCTTGGCAATCCTGCCAGCGCCGAAGGGGTGATCGTAAGCAACCGCCATGAGCACGCCATGCGCATGGCTGCCTGTTACGAGAACGCAGGACTTGTCCGACGCCAGATGCTGCTGAAACAGACGATCAGCATATGCTGCCTGAAACGGAAAGGTGAAGCCGGCGGCCTCATGGCTTTCACGCAGGAGCACCACCACACGGTCGCGGTCCTGCGCAGTCGCGAAGCGGACGTTCATCAAAGAGGTATCCAAGTTTTCATCCGCCTAATCATGCGAATGTTTGCTGACGTCACACCAAATCGGCGCGCGACATGCGGATTTGGTTCCGAAGATTCTCTGATCTCGGAAACATCATCCCACGTCAGCTTGCGCAGGTGCGATCGTTCGCCCCTGTTATGAGTTCCATGGCCCTCACGGTCGCGCTGATTTTCAGTTGGAGTAGCCCAGCGCACGTTCTCGGGCGTGTTGTTTGTAAAGTCGCCGTCATTGTGTGCGACCATGCTCTTCTCAGGCGTTGGCTGCGGTCCATTGAACGCCGCACAGACGAGCCTATGGACATATGCCTTGAATGACCTTCCTTCGGCTTGCATGCGGACTGTGGCGTACCCGTCGCGGTAATCGAACTTCATGATCGCGCCGCTTCGGCGCACTGTCGTTTTCCGGCCGTCGCCGTAATCTCGCGTTACTGTTCGATCGACGGAGCGAACTCGTCCAAGGTTCGAAACCTCATAGAATCCTACGAAGCCGCAGACGGGCAACCAAGCCTCAGCCATCCAAAATCACCCCTAGAATATACCTAAAAACTTGCGGCGCTTCGGCTGCGTCGCGACCTTGCCTTTTTCCGAGCCCCAGAAGAATTCCCACTCCGAAGACGTGTCAGCATCGGTGTAGAATGCATCTCCGGCCTGTCGCAGTACCTGCGTGGCATGACTGCGCGTCGACGGGTTGGATCGCGTCATTTCCTGCGTGTGGCTGGCGCAAACCATCGTAACGCTACCTTCCTCATTCTCAGAAGGCGTGTTGATTGTGATGGTGTCGACAAACCCCACGAAGCGGCACTCCGCCGGCGCCACCATCTGGCGGCTATCCGGATCGAACAATCCTCGGAAGATTTCGACGCGTGCCTGCCGACAGTCGTACTGGCGGACCAACGTCTGAACGTGCTCGCTAACCTGAGACAGGCGGATGTTGACGTTCTGCACCGACAGATTGGCGACGAGCGGAATGTCATCGATCTGGACCAGTGTGCCGGAGCCGTACCAGTCACGCGTGACAGGCAAGCCCGTGTCCGGATGAACCACAGCCGCAGACACGTTGCCAACGTCCGACCACATGCCATCGGTGACCGGCGCACCAGTCGCCCGATCGCGCGCAACGAACCAGAGGAAGTCGCGCGCCACCAGCTGCCGAGCCTCAAGCGCAGCAAGGTTTTCTGCTGAGATGTTTCTCATTGATTTCCCGTGGGGATATTGTGATGGAATGCGGGGCTACGCGGCCTAGACACAGACTTAAAGTTGAGCATAATCCCGCCGTCACTGGGGGATTTCATGAAGTACTTTTTTCTAGCCGTTGCAGCTTTGACGATCACCGCATGCCAGCAGGGACCGATCGTTAAGCCAGAACCGTTTGACTGGAGAAAAGCGGTCAACAGGAACGCCGAGCGCTCCTGCCGTGACAAAAAGGGCACCGAGCAGTACGCGAAGTGCTTTGATCGTGAAGTTGCGAAGGGCACGCGTGAATCGAAAATGATCGCCGCACATTTCGGCGTAAAGCTTCAATGACTACCGGGCTTCAATCGCCTGAAACGTGACTACAGCCCGTCCAGTGTCTTTGTCGGCGGTGGTCGAAACCGTTCCCGGCAACAAGGTCATGATGCAGGAAGGCTTAACGAGCGTGGCAGTGACCGGCGCCACCACACCCGGCCACAGATGCGGGCGGACCTCAAACTGCGTCGTCACGCCGCCAGCGCTGGCCGTCATCGGCTCCATGACCATGTGCAGGTCTTTGTCGCCGATCTGGATGTAATCGCCGACCATGACTTTGTAGCCAGCAGGCAGGCCCGATAGCGAGATAGCCTTGCGGTTACTCGCTATCGTGGCCACCTGCCCTACGCCGCCGAACGCGCCGCCGGTTGGCCAGCTGCCGTTCGGATATGCCACCGGGAAACAGCGAGACTTCGGGAATGCCAGAAAGGTCTTCAGTACACCTTCGAGGCTCATGATCCGAGCACGCCAGTAGTCCAGCTCGTTCGGCTTCATCGAGCGCGATTGAGCCGTCATTTTCCAAAGCGGAGAACCGAAATCCTTGCCGATCGTCTGGCCGCCGGTCGTGCGTGAATATTCTTGCCGCCAAAGCGGCTCAAACTCGGTCGACCAGCCTGGGAACTCGTCGAAAAACGAAGTTGGGAGCGGGTATGTGATTGTCATTGTGGATTCCGCCTCTTACGGGGACTCGACTCCCGATTGCGTCCGTGTTTTTTTGCGCTGGGGTAGTATGCTCGGCTGGCGACAATGGGGGAGGAAATGAAGGGCACAACGATCATGATCGCCGCGGCAATGCTGCCAACGGCGCTAACAGCCGCACCCGAAAAAGATTACAGACAAGCCGCCGAGGAACTTGGAGTGATCGTGGCCGCTGAAAGCTTCTGCGGTTTCAAATACAACCACAACAAGCTCTCGGGTTATCTCTTCAGTATCGCACCACCCGATGAACGGGGCACCTTGAAATTCGGATCAGCATTCCGATCGAGTGTACTTCGCACGGGAGAACAGCAAACTAAAATGAATGCAGGCGCTAAGGCAGTCCATTGTGGCAAGGTCAAGAGATCCGCCAAAGCACTCAAATTCTTTAGTTAGACCATTCTACCGCGCGCCTTCCCCTGCGTCGCCCTACCCCAACTTCACGTTTCGTTTTTGAGCCGATCGCACAGCCGCCTCGACGCGGCCCTGCATTTCGGCGCCCTGCTTTGCGACTACCCTCTCAAGTCGGGCCACAGCCTCAGCATCAGCCCCGCGCGCGTCAATGACAGGCGCGTAGTTGACCTTTACGGCATTGTCGTTTGCCGGGCGCAGCGACGGGATTGTTGGAACGGAGACGCCTACGGCACCGCCGTTTGCATAACCCTTGCGAAGGGCTTCAACAGCGCCAACGCCCCCCGATCGAGCCACGTCGGCCTGTGACCACACGACCTCGCCTTTGTGGACGGTACCAGCAGGCTGGTATTTGCCTCCAGGGCCGGTGTAACCGCCGTCTGCGTAGAGGCTGCCAGTCGGTGCGGCCGGGAAATAGTTCTTCCCGCCTCCCCCACCAAAGATGCCAAGGATGCTACTCAGCAATCCTCCGCTACTTCCAGCGGCGCCATTCACCTTGAAGATGCTGTTCAGGACGTCGTCGAGAAGGGCGTCTGCAATGCGGCTGAGTGCGCCAGCAAATGCATCCGCGGCACTCTCGCCTTGGATCAAATCGTCGATGAAGCCGCGCGTTGCGTCCCTTGCGACGTTGTTCCACTCATTCAGCTTCTGCTGCTGCTCTTGGGCTTGTCGAAGCGCCTCGGACTGACGAGCATATGCGGCAGATTCCTGCTCGATTGCAGCAATCTTGTCGGGCGACAGCTTGATGCTTTCGAGGTCTTTTTCGCCCTTCTTGCGCGCCTCTTCACGAAGGTCGGCAAGCGCTTTCTGCTCCAAGTCCAGAGCGGTGCGGCGCTTGGTCTGAGCCTCGTTGGACAAGCCAATAAGGCTCATTTCCTGCCGCAGCGCTTCGGTTCTGTCGCGAACTGCCTGCAAGTCTTCTGCGAAGCGGTCTGCCGATGTCTTCTGCGGCGCCCTTGAGCGCTTTGGAGTGCCGAAGCCTCTGTTTTTGTCTGTGTCCAGATCGGACGGGCGGCGTTCTGGTGTCGGCCCAAACTCTGGCGTCATGAATCCAGGGTTCTGAATGTTATCAGCCCATGGGTCGGCGTTTGTGTCTAACTTACGCGTATTTGGGTCATAGCTTCGCCATGTCGTTATGTCAGTCATATTCGCCCGAGCGGCGGCGATATTGACCTTTTGAACGCTATCAGCGGCAGCGAGCGCTGCTGCGGCTAGTTCCCTAAACTTCTCTGCAAAATCTGACGTCGACTGCAACCCGGTGCTATTGATTGCCGCACTGAGCGCATTCTGCACCCTCTCAACTTCTTCGGTCTGGACCTTTCCTTCCTCTGCCGCCTTAGCAAAGTCTTGAAAGGCCGTCTGAAGCTCCTTGATTACAGTAGCTTCTTCGCCACCTGATTGCAGGTCGCTCTGGAGCGCGCCAAAAGATAGGCGGGTATCCTCAATATCCCTCCGAACGTCAGCCAACGTGTTGGTGTTGACGATCTCCGCGCCCTTCTTAAGGTCGGCATTGTCTTGAGCGCGCTTCAGCTGGTCAGCGTAATCACGCAAGGCAGGAACCGCATCGCCCCACCTCTCTGCTACGGCAGAGATCAGCGCCGCCTGCTCCTTGAGCACTTCGGCAGACTTATCGCCTTCGCTCATCACTGTGCTGAAGTACTGGAATGCGGCCGCTCCAGCTGCGATGACGCCGATCGTAACCAATGAAATTGGCGAGATAACAGAAGCGAAAGCCCCAGCAAGCGTAGCGCCAACACTCTGGCCGTCGCGCTTCAGGTCATTGAATGCTGCGGAAAGCTGCGTGCCCTGCTGTAATGCGATCTGAATGGGCGACATGCCCATCGCCGTAGTGACTCCAATGTCCTGAAACTGGGCCGCAATGTTGGAGGTGTTGAAATTATTCGTTTTTGGCTGAGCCGCCAGAGCTGAATTTCGCCCCTTGATTGCCGCCGTCGACGCAAGTGCGGCTTGTCGCTCGCGCTGAATGGCGGATGCCATCTCGTTCGCAGAAATGGCGCCGGCAGCGTGTGCCTGACGAATTTCGGAAACGGCGCTTTTATAATTTGAGATCGTCGAAAAGAGCGGGCTGTATTTGGCGCGAAGGCGATCAAGCTCCTTCTGCTGATCAGCGAGAACCCCATTCCATTCTTTTGCGGCCGTCGTCCCGATGCCCACCATACTGTTGATGCGATCCTGCATCGAAGTGGTCAGCGAATTGTTGATCGACTTTCCGGTCGCAGCAAAACGTTTCTCAATGCCGCTGGATGCCGCACCTACATCCGAAACCAACCGGTTCAGCGCTCGCTTTACGGTTGCAAGGTCGGTGCTGATTGAGATAATCAGATCATCACTGTTGTTGCCGGCCAAGTCGGTGTCCTAACGTGAAAAAGCCCGCCAATGGCGAGCCGAGAAGGATGGATATGCCCAAGTGCAAGCGATGCGGGACGGACTATTATCTGGGCGGGAAGGACGGCCACTGCGTTGACTGTGAAGAAGCTGTCGCGAAGAGCGACGGCGACGCCAAAAAGCAGTCGATCATCATGACGACTTCGATTGACGTGCCCAACCGTGAAGTAGACAGCGTCATATCGATCGTCGCGTCCGAAGCTGCCCTCGGCATGAACATTTTCAAAGATGTGGCCAACAATTGGCGGGACTTTGTGGGCGGCCGGTCAAATGCATCTCAAGCCTCCCTCAAGGAGGCACGTCTCGCGTGTTTGGACGGACTCAGGTCAGAAGCTCACGCGGTCGGAGCTGATGCGGTGATCTCCGTCGACCTCGATTATAACCAACTTGCTACGGGCGGCACCGGTGGCATCCTTTTCGTCGCCGCCACGGGTACAGCGGTCAAGCTGAAGCCAACCTAACCACCGTACTTCTTGATCAATTCATCCATTGCTTCGTCAGACGGAGGCGCCACGGACTTTTTGGCTCCGTTCGCTTCGGCCTTGCCCTTCACCGCAAGGGTGAACTCGGTCAAGCTAGACCCCCAGAATATTCCTGGGGTCCAGCCGAGGCCGCCGAATGCGATCTTTTGCCAGTCACGCCAAGGGAAAGGTTCTTCTACGCCGCCTTTTGAGCGGCTTCCCCGTTTCCCTCGTCTTCCTCATCAAAATGATGGGACAATGCCTCTGAGATCGCCTTGGCGACGGCGCCGAAATGCTTGAGCTTCAGCGCGGCAATTGCCGCGACTTTGTCGCCGCGCACGGTAAGCAGATCGAGTGCGGCCACAGTAGCGGCCGGCTCGACGCCTGAAAGGCGAAGAAACAGATCAGACATGCTCTTGCAGGAAAGGCGCGAAGACACAGCGGCAAGACCGCCCATCTCGGCAACGATAACCAACGGTTCTTTGCCGACCCACAGGCCGACCTCCCCCCGAGCTCCGTTTACTTCCAACGGAAAGGGTTTTTCAGCATCAGCCAAAATTACACCTCCGCGACGAATGCAAGAACACCAGCAGCAACGAACGTGGCCGTGAATTCCATATTGCCTTCCATTTCGCCGCTGAACTCGAATTCAGAAACGAACCAAGGGCCGGTGTAAGTACCAAGACCGGGAACGATTACCTTGGCGTTGAACTTCGTGGCGTCATTGACGTGGGTCATGAACGCTGTGTTGGAGGCGCTCTTCACGAACTTGCCGGAGCCCGAGAACGTGCGGTTCTTGATGCCCGGCTCTGCTGTTTTCTGCGGCGTGTTCTCCGGATTGACGCAGTCCGTGATAGTCGTATCGACCTCGTTGGCGGACATATTGAAACTGCGGGTCGTGAGACCGCACAGGTTCGAAAAGACTTCAGGAGTTTCGCCGTCACCGATCTGGATGAGCAGCGTACGACCAATCTGTTGACCGTCGGCCATGAGTAAACCTCAAAATTTAGGGGTTGATGGCCAATCAGGCCGGTGTCTCGACGCGCGCGACAAATTCGACGACGCCATGCGTCGTAACTTCATCCGGGTCTTTGAAATGACGGGTGTCTTGCCGCGTAATCGATATCAATCGATGTGAGGGCAGCACTAAGGGTGCTTCATCCAACGCCTCGACGACCTCGTGAATGATTTCCTTCAGCTCCTTAAATCCTCCGGAATATTGCGACCAAACGTGGATCGTCACGTAGATGAGGTTCGACTTCAGACAGCCGACGTCATCTCTAATCACTTGGCTTTCGCCGTATTCGACGTATGGAAACGCAGCATTGGTCGGCGGGCGGTCGTAAATGCGCTGTGCGACAATGGCCGTTAGCGATGAACGTGCCTTCAGCCTTGCGACGATGGCGCCCTGTAGCTCAAGATCGGGACTAGCCATTAGTTCTTCATGGCCTCCCTCACTCCGCGCGATATGGCATCGCTAATCTTCTTTTTGGCCTTGGCTTTCATCGATCGCCATGTCGGAAAGACGTGTGGCTGCGCCCTTGTGCCGGGATGCATCCTTGCGCCGTCGCGCTGCTTCCTGCCCGCAACAGTGCCGCCGCATTTGGCGACATTGTGCGGCCGCGTGCCAAATTCCAAAAAGTGCCAAATCCATGCGGCGAAAACTCCAGTGGCATCCGGATCCTTGCTGGCCGATGCGCCCACAAGCGCTTTCGCACTCGGCCTGTCAGAAATCTTGCCGCCCTGTATCGAGGCAGCATAGTCGCCAGCCGTTGCGCTGTTACTTATCGGCGCCCGGTCGGAGATTTTGTCGGCGGCTTCGGTAGCGATCTGAAGTTTCGCTTCGGCGGCGTACTTGTTGGCGAGCGGAGCTACCTGATTGAGCTTTTTCGTCAGCGCCTCGCGGCCCAGAACCTTTGCTTTAATCACGAAGCCTCTCCCTGCACCACAAGCAGTTCGATCCACTGGTTACGCTCGTCGATGTTGACCGCCGACTTGATCGCGTAGACAACGCCAGTACGCTTATTCAGCGCCCGCCACGCCGTGGTGATTGTGCGCGTTCGTTCGTTACTGCGGATAGTCATGCTGTAGGGCTGCAAGCCTTGAAGGCGGCTGGCTATGACGGGCTCTGAACCGACTCGCGGTTCAAGGCGGGCTGGCTCCACAAATTGCTCCGCGAAGCCGACCACCACGCCGCCATATCCATCGTCACCCTCGACCTCGGCCTCAAAGCCGATGCGCTCACTCAGCGAGCCTGCGCCCGCCCTCTTGCGTTTTGGCATTCGGTCGATCCTTGGTGGGTTCGGCAGCCTTAGCCGCTATCGCAGCTGCCGCGCATGCGCGGGTGACGTTGTAAACGCCGGCCTGATAGGCGATCGTGAAACCCGGCTGGCGCCAGTCGTAGGGTTTATGGAAGCGGAGCCACATCAGAGATTACGCCTGAAGTTGCACAGCAACGCGTCGAACGCCGAAAAGCCCTCATCCACACTGTTCTCGCGTCGCTCGTAGGCATCAGCCACCCACAGCAGGATAGCGTGCTTGATTGCCGGCGGCGTCGTTTCGTAACCGGCCTGCGACGTCACGGTGATGCGAGAGCCAAGCCTTTTGGCGGGCCACTGCTTGCCGTATGCTGGCACGATAGAAACGTGAAGGCCATCGGCGCGAAGCTCATAGTCTGCTTCGGCGATGGTTTGGCTTTCGCCGACAGTATCCACGTAGGAAATCGCAACGCTGGTAAGCGGGGCGACAGGCACATGCGCGAAATCAGCGAAGCTGTCGCACTTGGCCTCTATCGTCTGCACAGCAACTGCTGTTGCGGTGTATTTCTCGACGTGATCCACAGCCGATGCGACGATCGCCTCAATCAACGTGTCGTCATCGTCATGAAACACGCTCAACTGTCTCTTGGCCTCTTCCAGAGAGACCGGTTCAGTCGTTCGTGCCGTCACCTTCGGAGGATACCACATTCGCCTTACCTCTCCGCCTGGTGGTTGTTAATGTGTCGCCCGAGTCATCGACCTTAACGGCGTAGCCGGCGGCGATAAGGCGCTCTGCCTCGTCGTCTTCAAAGTCGCGTTCGTCGCCGGGTGAAAGTGAATATTCATTGCCTGACAGGCCAATCAAAAGCTTCAGTTTCATGCTTTTCTCCTTGAGTTGGAGGCGGGCCGAAGCCCGCATCCTCAATTAGGAAGCAGCCATGACAAGGTGCTTGATCGCAGCAGTATCGCCAAGCTCGCCATCGAAGCGGATCAGGCCTGCGATACCCAGATCAGGCCAGAAGCGCTCACGCAGGACGCCGATGACCGGGGAGCCGACCTTGCGGACGAAGTACTTCGAGAAGTCGCCAAAGATGACCGGCTTCGCGCCAGCTGCAATCAGCGGAACGTCGTCGTTGATCTCGTAGCGGTATCCAAGCAGCGTGCCTGGCTGCTCCTTGGTGATGTCGCCCATCGTCCAGATGTACCGGTTCTCCGCATCTTTCAGCTTGCGAATTGCCGCGAGCGTCAGGTCAGCGAACTGCCAGCGGGTCTTGGGAGAACGGCGGTATGCCGCATTCACAGAGTGCTGAAGGTCGATCAACTCATCTGCAGTCAGCGCAGCGGCAGCAGTCGCGGTCTTGCCGAGGGTAGACGCACTCACAACGCCATTCGGGTCGCCAGTGCCGTCACCGATGGTGAGTTCGCGATTGGCGATGCGCGCAAGTCGCTCGCCGAGCAGAGCACCAAGCAGGGCTTCCATGTTGAAGATGCTGTCGGCAGCAAGCTCCATGGAGAACTTTACGAACTCGGTGTCGTAAACGTAGGCGCCGAGGGTCCGCTGACCAAAAGTCGCGTCCTTGCCGCCGTCATCCGTCAGCGCGGTGCCTTCAGTGTGCTTCTCAGCGGTAACAGCAGTGTCATCAACAGTAGGAATGTTGATGACGTTGCCCGACGTCGTGTTGAGGGTAGTCACGATATCGTCGTTGTACATCGGACCCCAGTCTTTCATCGTTTTCACGATGATTTCTGCGAGCTCGACCGGGACCGTGTAGCCGCCGGCAGTATTCGTACCGGTCGTCTGCATGCGAAATTCCTTGCCGGACTGGATACCGGCCTTGAGCGCAGCGCGCTCTTCAGCGTCGAGCTCTGCGAGGTCTGCGCCAGCGGCAAGGAATTTGTGGAACACATGACGATAGTCCAGCGCTTCGCCATCGTCCTGACCGCGGCCTGCGCCGTCACCGCCGGGACGCCGGTTTTCGCGATCCTTCCGTGCGCGTTCTTCGAAGCGGGCCTCGATAGCGGCCTGGCGCTCTTCGCGCTCGATCTGCTTCTCGACCTTGTCGAACTCGGCCATAATGTCGTCATGGCGCTTGTCGAGCTCCGCAGAGCGGGCTTCGTCGGTGTTCTTGGTGATTTCATCCAGGGCTTCGCGGGCCTGAGTTACAAGGCGGCCGCGCTTTTCCTGCAGTTCCGTAACGGACATGCTAGTTCCTTATATCTGATTGGGGATTGGCAGGACAGTCGTCCATGCCCTCCGGCTGTGCCGGGTGACTGCGGTCGCGTGACCGCCCTACGAAGCGTCCTGCCGGATGCCTCGAATTGCTTGCTCGTGCCGCGCTTTTCGCTCAGCAACGCGGCGTGCAGCAGCGACCTTGTTCTCAGCCCTACGCTGCTCGTCGGACTTCGCTGCCTCAGCCTCGGCCCTCATAGCCTCAAGCGACCTCTTGGCAAGCGTGGTGTCCTCGTAAGCAGGGATTGGCGTGGCTGTGACTTCGTAAAGCTCCGCCTCAAGAATGGTTCGGCTCGGCAACTCGCCGGTGTCGTCCCACTCCTGTTTTGTTGCGCGAAACGCAAATGACATCCCGCTCACGTCTCCGCGCTCGACAAGCTCCCATAGGTCGTTGCCGTCGGTCGTGTTCGGAACGTCAATCTCGACCTTGAGGCCGCGATCGTCTTCCTGCAGCCGGAGGGTCTTGCTCTTCGTGCGGCCGATAACGCGACCCCAATCATGATTGACTAGCGCAAGCACGTCACCGCCTAGGGCACGAGTAAAAGCGCCCTTGGCAATACGCTCAACAAAATAGTCGCCGATCGTGGTGTCACTATCCCAGACAACGGCATAGCCCACGAGCGTTCGCTTGTCGGATTCGGCGCGAATTTCAACGCCAAGCGTGCCGCCACGCTTTTCAATGTCTTTGATCATGCGGCTTCCGCCTCGCTGTCTTGATTATCGTTGGCCGGTAGAGGCGCCCCGCCTTGCCCAGTATCGAGTGGCTGCTGTCCAAGCGGCACGGTTGCCCCCTGGACAAGCAAATCGTTGCCATCCTTCATCGCCGGCCTGTTTTCGAGTGCACGTGCCTCGTTAGGCGTAATTTGCGCCGTCTGGATTGCTCGCGCCAAGCCTTCGATGCGGCTCTTGAAGTCGCCACGCATCAGCCCATCGAGATTGTGCTCGACATAACGACCACTGCCGGAGCGGCCAAAAAACTTGAGGTTAATTTCATCCTCAAGCGCCTTGGTCCACTGGCCGATCAGGTGCTTTACGAGGTGCAAGTCCTGTTGCTCGGCGTTGCTAAACGTCGCGCGGGACAGATCTTGCAAAAACACTGGCGGAAGCTGCCATGCACGCGCGATTTCCTCGACTTGGAATCGTCGGGCCTCAACCATCTGGCCTTTGGCTGGGTCAATTCCGACTGGCTGCAATTTGTAGCCGGCCGGGATCGGGAAGATCGGCTCGCTTGCATCCTTGGCGGCATCAACAGACCGCTTGATGTCTGCCTGCGCGCGCTTCATCGCTTCGGCGCCCGCCGGAAGCGGGCCTTCCAGTGAAAGCGGAGGAACGCCACCCCCAGCGAAGAAGTTCGAGCCGTAGTCGTTCATGGCAATCGCGAGCTGGATTGCCTTGGTTGCGCGCTGCACCGGGCCGTAGTGCTTGACCCCGTCGGAGTGAAGCATAAACGGAACGTCGATCACGTCCTCGGCGGGATAATCCCTGCCGTCAAACTGATAGACCGTCTTGAAACCAGTTCGCTTGATGACCGTCTTCGACGGATCCATAGGCCAGAGCGAATCCACGCCCTGCGCCGTGCGCTCGATATAGGCTAGACCGCGGCCACCAGTGAAAACCTGCTGCCAGAACCACTGCCAGAAAGCAAACGAACCCATTGTTTCGTTTGGAGCCCGGTTGACGACAACCTCAAGCCTGCCGCCGACGCGCTTGGCGCCGTCCTTCGTGTCGCGATACGCGTGCCGCGGGATAGCGGCGAGCGTGCGTGACATAAAAGCCACCGCGGCCAGCACGGCCGGAACAGTGAGCGCCGCGTCGATCGAGACGCGCGGCAGGCTGGCCTGCTGCACACCGAAGAACGCCATAAAATTCTCGGCGCTAACCGGAACTGCCGGGCTTTCGATATTTGCGCGGGTTTCCGCAGGTTTTTCCGCTGTACGGCGGCTAAACCAGTCTTTTACAGCCATTTATGCCGCCTTTGTGAGAGAAAAATCCGGGTCGTCCCAGGGTGAATAGGCTGCAGAGGAGCCGCCGCCGCGGAGATGAAGGCCCAAGCACATGATCAAGGCTATCGCGCCGTCGATCTTGTTTTCTGGCCGCTCCTTGCGTGGGTATACGTTTTCCTTGGCGTCGTAGTGCCCCACGACGTTGCCAATCATCCACGACAGCGGATCGCGAGGCCCATAAGTATGACCAAGCTTGCCGGAGCGCATAAGCGCATCCAGCTCTTTTGTCGGCTCGGAAAAGTTCTGCACAGTCTGCCGGTACTCAACGACATTGGCGCCCTGCTCTGCGAGATGGTTCGCCATCTGCTGCGCCTGCCATGGGTCATACCCGACCTCAAGCACTTCGAAACGCGAAGACATGTCTATGATGTCAGCCTCAATACGGTCGATGTCGATGACGTCGCCCTGGGTGACAATCAGCTTGCCTTCAGTCTCCCATCCGCCGTAGGAGTCGTTTCTGCTCTCCAGAATTGCCTGCTCTGGCACATAGAACCGAGCAAACGGGAAAACCTTTCCATCTCGATCAAAAAGCGCCACGACTGCCGCGATATCCACCTTCGACGCAAGGTCGACGGCAACGCGGCACTGCTGCCCAACGAAGTCCTCGATATCGAGATCCTCGTCAAAGCATTTGTCCCACGCTCGCATATCGTAGAGCGCTTCATTCGTCTGAATCCAGACGTTCAGGTGCTTCGTCAGAAAGTTGGCCTGCGACGCCGGAGACCCCATTGCCTTGCGGCACAGGGCGGCGATGTGCTCAGGCTCCACCGAAATACCATAGTTCGGATTGGCCTTGCGCCAGGTGGACTCCTCAGTCCAGTCGTCGTCTTTGTCGATTGTGTAGACGATACCGAAATAGGTGTCGTCCTGCTTGGTGCCCTTCAGGATGTTCAGGGTGTATGTGCGATGCTCGTAGCAGATGCCGGTCTTGTCGGCGCCTGCTGTGGTGATCGCCCAAACCATGGACTGGTTGCGCTTGCCTGCGCCAGTTTCAATGGCATCGTACACACTGCGGTCGCGGTGAGCGTGGAGTTCGTCGATGAGCGCGAAATGGACGTTCTTACCGTCGAGAGAATCAGCGTCAGCCGACAGAGCCTCGAAATAGCTATTTGATCGCATCTGGATGATGCGATGCGCTTCAACATCGATGCCGAGCGCTGTACGCAGCGCAGTAGCGCGACGAAGCATCGCCTGCGCAGCAGAAAAGGCAACCTTCGCCTGGTCGCGAGTACGGGCAGCAGAGTAGATTTCTGCGCCGCCTTCCTTTTCACCAAAGCCGCAGTAAAGCGCCGGCCCGTCGGATAGCGTCGTCTTGCCGTTACCGCGCGGCACCTCGGTGTAGGCGCGCCGGTATCTGCGCTTGCCATTGTCGTGACGCAACCAGCCGAATGCTGTCGTGAGGATGAATGCCTGCCATGGCTCTAGCGTCAGGTTCTGCCCAGCCAGCGGCCCCTTAATGTGCGGCAGCATGCATGTGAACCTGCAAACCAACTCGGCGGCACGGTGGTCGAAATAGTAGAGCCAGCCACCATCTGCGCGCTTCAGGTCGTCAAGCTGCCTCTGGCACGCCTGCCGCACGTACTCGCATGCATCAATCTTGCGAGAGACCACGTCAAGCGCGTACTGGTATCCGGCCGCCACATGAGGGTGTTCTGTTGCATCAATGATCATGTTCTCACTTGAAATCAGCGAACGGGTCCGCCTCTGGCTCCTTGGCGCCAGGCGCCTGAACCTTGCTTCTGTCCGAAGGACTGAAACCCAGCTTTGACAAGGCCGTTATCAGTTTGGAAATGCCGCCGCCGTCCAGCGCGTTACCCCTGAACAGGACCATCAACTTGACCGCAATCTCAAGCATGAGGCGGTCAGCGTTTGTCAGCCAGAAACCGTATCCGGCGAGTTCGAGCCACAGTGCGGCCTCGTCTTCACTCAACCGTTCAGGCGGTGCTCCTATCGCGCCGTTCGGTACTGGCTCATTTTCCCTGGCGTCTTTTCGCTGCGGATCTTTCTTGAAGGCGCCCTTCAGTTCGAGGGCAGCCGTCGGCTTCCTCGGTCTTGCCATGGCGCCATCTCCGAATTTCGAATTTTGCGGATGTGAAAAATTGCTTACGCCGCCGGTCCTGCGGGCGACAGCGGCGGAAAACCGATGCACCCCTACCCGTCATTCAAGCAAGCTATTGATATCGTTGATATCTATTCTAGTAGCGTTGCGCTCTTCGCGCTGCTTCTTGCTGTTGTGGCAAGAAAAGCACAGAGACTGGAATGGACCCGACCAAAAAAGATCTTCGCTTCCGCGATGGGGTGTCACATGGTCACACACTCTGGCTTCCTCGACGATCTCATCGTCAAGGCACATGACACACAGAGGATGCGATGACAGCTGTGCTTCGCGTAACGCTGACCAGCGGGCAGTTCCGTACCACGCTCGCCATGGGGTGTCGTACCGACCACGATCAGCGTCTCGCTTGCGATGCAGGTCTGTCCGCTGGTGCGCTGGCCTGAACGTCTTGGATCGACTAGGCATTCAGCAACCCGCGCCAGCCAACGTTGCACGCATGGACGAACAGGAAGAAGGCGGAGATGATTGCGTCGGTCATGGCGGTCTCCGAAAAAGAGAAGCGCACCAGGACGTCATCCCAGTACGCTTTCAGTGGGGCCTCGTAGACCCTAGAAGATGATGATGGCCGCCTCTGCTGAGCGGCCGTAGGGTTTGGGCATTACCGCCTCTTCATCAGGTCAACAGCCTGCGCTATCGCCAGTGCAGCTTGCGCTTGGTGGAGAGCCTTCTCAGTGTAGCCATTGCCAGCAGATCGCTCGGCCCATCCAATCAGTGTGAACGCATGACGTTCAGCAGCCAGCACCTCAGCATCGCGCTCTCTAGCTTCCATGCGTACATCCTTTGATTTGGTTGCCAACAGAGAACGGCCAACCTAATCTCTCGCAAGTTACGACAGGGGGATCAAATTGCGCGTGCTATCAAAAGCTATTCTTGCAACGGTTGCGGTGGTGGGCCTGGCATCCTGCCAGCTATACGAAGAAAACTACAGGCCGTTCCAAGCGAACACAAAAACACTTTACGGATGCAGTTCCGCTCTGCAAAAGTTCCGGAACGACCGTGAGAAATATACCGGTTACGGCCACATAGCATTCGCTAAAGGACCTGCATTGACCGAGACGGGAATGAGGGGGTGCGGTTGGGCTTCATTTCATAAAACTCAGGCTCAGGCAGACGCGGAAGCACTGGTCCAATGCAGAAAGGGCGCCGCGAACCCATCCCGCTGCATCATCATCGAGCGTTAAAACAAAAGCGGCCCGCTCAACCCAATCCGGTAACAGATCAAGGGGAACGGGCCGCACGATCACCATGCAAGCGGAGGAGAACGCGCATGGGATTGGGAAGCAGGCCGCATTGTGCGATTTGGTTATCAGGGCTTACGCGTCCACGGCCTGTCCTGCTGATTGGTTGCGGAGGTGAGATTTGAACTCACGGCCTCCAGCTTATGAGGCTGGCGAGCTACCGGGCTGCTCTACTCCACGTGATAGTTACCCGGCCTGAGCCGGGTCGGTCGCGCGTCCTTCGCCTGGATAACCTGAGGCTGGGGCGACCAAAAGAATAAGGCCGCTACAGCGGCCTTTTGAAGAACCCTACATATATACCGGTTCGCGCTGAATTTTGCTGTACGGCTAAGCGGCGATCCATTCTTGCCGCTTCATGGCCATCAATTCTCCCGCCACACACGAAAGCCCCATCAACAAGATCGATCCGCCCACCGACATCGCCGCCCGCTCGTTAGAGGCCCCAGCAGTCCAACCGACGGCTTCTAGTTTCTTGCCGTAGAGAGCCAACTCCTCGAAGGGTTCTAACAGCGGTCCTAGCGCCGTCCTCAGCCGTTCTAGCTTCGGCTTCGCATCCATTCGCTCAATCACGGGCTTGTCGCCCATAAACGGCTTCGGGACCGACGCAGGCGCCTTCTTGATCTGCATCGGGTCTGCTTTCGATTTTCCGGCATGCTCGCGTCCGGTAAAATCGATCCCTGTAAGCCTGCGCTCCCCCTTGTATTTCAGCTCGCCCGTCTTGGGATCTATCCATGTGTTTTGGTCCACCTGCAGAAGATCTTGGGTCGTGTACGTGTTTCCAATCAACTCGGCGCCGCTGTTGGCCTCCCGGTCCAGCCGGATGTAGGCTAGCAGCGGTTTCAGCATCTCGTCTTTTTTTTGCGTAAGCAGCCAGCGGATTGCTGGCATCGAAACATTGTCGTTAGCGGCGCCGTTCCATCCCTCACCCTTCGACTGGCGCTTTCCGATGCGGCTCGTCTGAATTTTCATTGCCTTTGCCTCCGCTTTCTTCCGAGCCTCAACGATCGGCTTTGCTTCCCTGATCATTTGTCCGATACTATCCCACGGTCGGCCCGTGGTTGCGCTTAGAACGACATTCACGTTGGCTGTTTTCATCGCTTGCTCCATCGTGGTTTCGGGTCCGGAATTGCTCTGATCGCTTCGCTGGATTCGGTGGGCTGACCTCCCTCGCCTTCGAACAGCATTGCCGCTTTCTCGCGGGCCAGGTTGAACGACTTGAGGCATCCTTCCTCCGCCTCTCGAAGCGGTATCGACGTCGGTGCATTAGCTTTCATGGAAAGGTATGCGCTCTTGTATTTGTCGAGATCCGCAAGTGCTGCTGCGAGCCTCGCCTCCAAATGACGACTGGCACTTGCTGCCGTTTCGCGTTCCTTTTGCTCGACGTAGTCTGTGATGCAGTCGCGATGGTATTGAAGAACCTCGCCGATCATGTCCTCCCGCGATCCTGGAATGTCGGCCTGACATTGATGCGCAATAACGCGGGTACAGTATTCATCAAGGCGCTCCCGCTTTCCGCGCGCCACCCTGTGCAGTAATGGGTTCATTCTCCCTCCCCTGATTGCTTGGTGTTGTCGTTATCCGCGAGCCACTGACGCACCAGCGACACCGCCTTGCTGGCCGCTTCTGTGGTGGACGTGAAGCGCACCACTTCAACCGGGTGCCCCAGTCTGACGAGTGATGCGTGCCGCTCGACCTGAGCCGGCGATAGCCGACCTTTGCCGACCTTGTTCTCGATCATCCGCAGCACACCGCCCTTGAGGTAGATCCGCAGGTCAGCTTCGCCAGGCGTCATGCCGGTCGCGATAGCGTCAGCCTGAGCACGTGGACCGCGCTTCGCGCTGTTCATGTCGCCAGCAAGCAGGAACTGGCGGCCGTACTCCGGCAGAGACCGCAGAGCACGCACCTGAGCCGCCTGCCCTTCGCTTTCCTTGATGGGTGCGTCTGCGATGGTGACTGTGCCTTTGGGCGAAGTGCGGATGACAACACGCTTGCCGTCGATGCGGGTAGTCTGGCTGGTGGCTTTGCGAGGCTGGTTGGTTTGCATGGGCGTCTCCTCGTGGTGTGGTGTCGTGGTGGTGACGCACATACTTTCCGAGAGAGGAGCCAAAACGGGTAGTGGATTTGCGAAATATTTTTTCCGCAAATAAAAAGCCCCGCGGAAAGCGGGGCTGTGTATCTAGCCAGTTGCTTGAAGATCGGGCCTTTGTTTGCCCACTGGCGGACTTGTCATAACCATCGGCATGCCTGCCTCCAGGCAAGCTGCGATGAAAGCCTCACGCGCGACATCGGGAGACGCGGCCCAAGCCAGTGCGGCCCGGCATCGGTGTACCGCCCGCTTGTAGCGATCCCCGCGGCGAAGGGGCCACTCGTGCTCCAGGTAGTCCAGCGCATCGTAGACGCTGAGGAATATTCTCTCGAGTCCGCACTGCATGCGAACACGAACGGGTGCTCGAAACAAAACATCTTGGCTGTTCATTTCTTACCTCCAATCCAAACAACCAGATCAAGAAGCACAAAAAATATTGGTGGCAGAAAAGGCGCGTTCAAGACCTCGTCGGCAAATTTAAAAAGCGGCCTTGGCTTGGTTCAAGCCAGCCCGTTTTCGTCGGTGTTTTTTTCAGCGTCCCGGTTCGGGCACCGCTTCATAAACTTATCGATCTTCGACCGATCGCCTCGAAAGTGTTCAAGCACCTCCACTGCCACATGCAGGCTTACGGCATATTTCTGCTGCAGCTCCTCGACGGTGTGTGGCTGTCTTTCGTTCTCGCGCATTTGCGTTCTCCTCATGAGCCGCAAATGGAATTGGGGCGGTACTTGTTCCGGGTTGTGTTCCGACTGCCCTTCTGCCCGGCGCACGTTGCCCGAATAAATCATCTTGAGAACCGTGCGCGCGGCACACCGCCCTGCACGGTTGCACGTGTAGGGGTATATATAAATATATACCCTACTAAACGTGCACTAACCGGGCAGCGCTGTGCAGGTGTCTCCGCCCGGATGTGCACAGTTACTGCACGGATATAAAATGCGCTATCCGGGCGGTATTAGAAGTTGTACAGATAATGATTTGGTTGTGTATAACTCGTCCCGACACTATCTGATTGGTTGCGGCAAATCTAAATGTCGGCAGTATCAGATGAAGTACGGGAGCCACCAAATGAGTTCAGATTTGTCTTCGAACGTCGATAGTAGTGCTGTCTTGGGGACTGCTGTCGCCGACCTTATTAAGTCGTCTTTCAATTCAGTGAGTGCCAAAGCAACCGCGAAAATGAAGGCCGCTTGGTCAATAGTCTTTGAAGACTTTGAGCCATTTATGCGCGACAATTATCAAAAAAATAAGTACATTCGCTTACTTTCTCAGAAAGAGAAAGATGTTGAACTCTACTCTGTATACGTTGGGTCAAATTTTAGATGCGGGTCAGAAAAAATAACTGACGAGGAACTCATCCTTAGAATCCGCGATGGGGCGAATGTTGTTATTAATGGAAATGGCGGCGCGGGAAAAACTTTTTTCATGCGTCATTTATGGCTGACATTTTTTGGGACCGATTACGGCAAAACGCCAGTCTTCATCGAACTGAGAAAATTGAACGAGCTGTCGACAATCGACCTTCTAGCTTTCGTACGTCGGACAATCTCAAGAAAAAAGGAAATGGACGATAGCCTTTTTCGATACTTTTGCGATCAAGGCAGATTCTGCTTCATATTGGATGGATATGATGAAGTGTTACATTCCCAACGGGGAGCTCTCCAGTCCCAAGTCCTTGAGCTAAGCAGCCTTTTTCCAAATTGTCGTTTCGTAGTCTCCAGTCGATACGAGAACAGGTTTGCCGGGTGGCAAAATTTCGATCTCTACGAATCTATTCCATTCGACTTGTCTCAAGTCCAACAACTAGTTTCTAAAATTCCATTTGACGAGGGATCAAGGGCACTTTTCAAGAAGCAGCTTACGCAACAGTTTTATAATGAAAACTCTAGCTTTCTTAGTAACCCGTTACTCGCAATTATGATGATGATGACTTTCAAAGAAAATATGGACATTCCCAGACGAATGAGCATATTTTACGACCAAGCATTTACGACCCTTTATCAATGGCATGATGCTACAAAAGCTTTCAGCAGACTCAAATGCTTGGCAATCGACGACTTTCAGCGATCTTTTGCTTCCTTCTCTCTTCTTACATACTACAACGAAAAATTTGAGTTTTCAAAATCAGAAACAGTTAAATATATTAAATTAAGCAATGATATTTGCGGAATTAATGAAGATCCCGAGAGAATTCTCTTGGATTACGAAGAGTCGGTAAATCTTCTAAAACAGGACGGCCTAGACTATGTGTTTATTCATAGATCTTTTCAAGAATATTTCGCTGCTTATGCGATAGTCCATCTAATGCCGGAGAAGTTCGCAGATTTGCTACCAAATATAAGAAGGAGGTCTACCGACAGTGTTCTAAAGATGTGCTTCGAGATGAATAGAGGACTAGTAGTTGAGCACTATTATTCCCCTTTGCTTTCCTTGGCGGAAAGCGTTTCTGCTGAGGCACAAAACAACCCAGCTAAATTTATTAATTTATTCAGCCTAAAAATTGGCTACAGAGCCTATGTTTCGTTGCGCGATGACAATAAAGGTCCAGTAATAAGTATTGGCATTGAATCCGACGGCGAATTATCGGACGCTATCGTACATGGTGCGAGGATTGCAAAAAATCAAGCGACACCCTTTAATGACGTTGCCCATATTCTATTATTCGACGAGATATTCACTATGTTCGCTAGGTGGGCAGCGTCGGGAAAAGTCCCTCACGGAATGACAATCGCACTCTCCTTTGACCCGGAGAAACCCAATGTTGTCGTGTTGGACGAAGACGGAGCCCCGGTCGAGAATTCGCAAGCAATAGTTAAGAGGTTATCAAGACTCATGGCGGCTGACGAGGTCAAGTTTCTGCAACTTGAGAAAGAGCTGTCTGGCTATCTCGGGGTATTCAAAAATTGGGCAGCAAAGGAAGTTGAAGACAACTCTAAGAGATCAAGATCGATTGAAGAAATACTGAAGATTTAACAGGTTGATGGCGGCGCGTAAAATCTAACAAAAAAGGCCGGTGCTATTCGCCCCGACCTTCCTGTCGCTTGTCGCGTTCTGCCAGTACATCCGTGGTCAGTGCGCAAGCTGTCTGGCCACATAACTCGCAATCCCGGGTTTGGTTCCCTAGGCCGCCCTAACAAACACCGCCAGTTCCCGCCGCACCGGATCACGCTCCTCGCGTTCGACCAGTGCGCCTTCACGCATAAGGGCGGACACAAGGCTGGACGCCCGCTTGCGCTGCACGTTGTCGTCCAAATCCAGCCCCACAGCGTAAGCTACAGCGCTTCCGACCCAGTTCTTGGCCTTCGGTGACTTCTTGTAGTCGGACGCGCTCACAGCCGCCAGAATGGACGCACGCTGGTCGTCTGTGAGGTCCCCCGCCACATCCTCGGCGCTTGGCCAATGCGCCCCCCCCCACCTGCAATCAAAAATTGACGCGAACCAAGTTGCGATCGTTTATCTCGCACAACTTCTACTTTAGGTAAGGCTAATGGTAGGCGCAACGTATGATGAACGAATATAGAACGATTCTAATTTAATCGCTAAATTTGCGCGTACCGAATGGGAGACGGTCAACTTTCCTTCACGCCGTAAGCTTTGCGCGCGAAAAAAGTTCGGAACCAAGCTCGGACAGTTTGGTGACGGGCACACGCCCATGCATCGTCACCAACGAGCCGCGCCAGCAGTCTGCCAGCGCATGCAGATCATTGGTGAGGCTCATGCGGTCTCCAGCGGCTTGAAGTCGTCCGTGATGGTGATCAGCAGCGGAATTCCGATCACGTCAGAAGGCTGTTGAATGTCACTGAGATCCAGCGCCATTTTCAGTTTCTCCAAGCGCCTCTGCCCACTATCCTGAAATTCTTGTTCGTTGCTCTGAAAGCATATGGAGAATTCCTCGGTGTCGCCTTCATTAAACAGAGCAACAAGCGTCAGATATTGATCCTCACCGTCAACTTCGATGCCGCTATCAATGAAACGTGCAACGCGGTCTTCAGACGCACGGGCCGGGGCGGCCGACAGGCCCGACCCCGTGCCCGTTGCGGATGTGCTATTTACTTTGTCTCTGGCTGTAGCCGAGACAAGTAAATGAGTTTGCTCCTGCGGCTGTAGGACACTAGCCGATTTAGCGTCCTGTGACCGTAGGACGATCTCGTCCTGTGGCTGTAGGACGATTGATTTTGTTTCGTCCTGTGACCGTAGGACGCTAGTAGTGTCCGGTGGCTGTAGGACACTAAAATTCGGGCGGTATTCGGAGGGCCGTTTGCCAGAACCCATGACGCGGGTGAAGTAGCCCCAGGCGACAAGATCCTCTGTTGCACTTGCGATGCTACCCCTCGTGAGGCCGGTGGCTTGCTGCAAGAAACTAACACTGGCGCGCGCGTTGCCATGCTTCTGGTAATAGCGCTTGAGAATGTGGCGCGCGGTCTTGATGTGAATGAGCCGCACGCGCTCATCGTCGATGATGGCTCCAAGGAGCTCTATACGGTCGACGGGACCGCCAGCGTGATCAGGCTTGCTCATATTTAGCCATCCGTGCGTCATGGGTTTTGTGGGCCATCGAGATGCGTTCCTGCCGGAGGGCGCCGGCAGGTTGTTGGTTGTGGACTGGCGATTCAATTACTTGCGGTTATTCACGGCTTTGGGTGAATGCCTTCAGCATTTTCGAAAGCTCGACGCAGGTAGAGAGCAACGTTGCGAGCTGTTCCGCCTCCATACCCAAGGCTGAAGACGGCCTTCTCATCGGCATCCAGAATACACTTGGCTAAATATCTTATGTTCGCGCAGACAGACTCAGATGTCTTCCCACTGTTGGTGACATCACTGAAGACAACGTTGTCGACGATCAATTTATCTACATCCGGCAT